AAACAATCCAAAAGGAAAGCGATTGGAAAACATATTACGGCTCTGCTAAACCTATTTTAGAAATGTTAAAGGAAGGTAAACAGCAAGAATTCAAACGTGAAATATTAGAGTTAGTTTACAGCAAAAAACTGCTAACATACTACGAGTGTAAATATTTATTTATGTACGGAGTACTAGAGAAACCTTTAGAATACTTTAACGATAACATTTTAGGTAAATTTTACAGGAAAGACTTTTTATTTTAATTTCTTTTTGTATATTTATAATAAAATAAAAGCATGACTTACATTTTAACTGAAGAAGTATTGCGTTTACAGAAGATTGCGGGTATTGAAACTAAACCCCAAGGATCTACATTAGAAGAAATTTTATTAGAAGCTTATATAGGACTTTATTGTTTACAAAATAATTTATTATTAGAAAATCTTGATGAAGGGATAATAGATACTTTAAAATCTAAAATTAAAAAACTTAATTTAAAGCCTACAGTAGGTTTAGTTGCTTCTATGTTAAGAGGTTTAAAGGATACTTTAACAGATGAAGGGTACCAAAAAATAATAAATTTAATCCAAGATTATGAGGGATCTAAAAATATATCTCAAATAGCAGATTATATTAATCAAAATCTTGGCGTGTTAAGTGAAGGTATTTTTGATTTATTTAGAAATAAAAAAACAGGAGATGCTAATGTTTTATCTAAATCTATTCTTTCTACTTTAACTTTTATTATTCTTTTTAATTTAGCTTCTAATACCTTTTTTTCTCAAGCTCAAGCTAATGTTGATAAAGTTCCCCCTACTATAGAAAATCCTGAAGGTACAGCTAATTCTTTAGATAACATTAGTGACTCTACTAAAAATATTCTTGATCAAGCAAGTGAAGCTGCCGATGAAATTATAGGGAGTGATACAGGATCTACAGGAGATAATCCAGTAACTACTGATAATGATGGAAAAACTATTAAAGTAGGTTTTAATACAGGAGAATTTGAAATTTCAGATGAAGATAAAGTTGCTAAAGAAATAGCTGATGATATTATAAAACAAGCCAAAGATAAAAAGATCAAGAATGTAAAATTAGGTATAAAAGGTCTAATATCAAATACACCCGGAGCAGGAGATGATGATCCTGATGGCCCAGGTAAAAATGGATTAGGTGAAAAACGTTTAGAAGCTGGTAAAAATATAGTTAAAAAGGTAAATGATATAATTAAAAAAACGTTTCCTGGGTCCGAGATTAGTATTGAAGATGAAGGCACCAATGTAAATGATCCTGGGGCAGAAGTAGAAGTAGATTCTAAAGAAGCAAAAGATAATCAAGCGGTATCTTTTACTGTCTTAGATATGGAAACAGAAACAACAATAGATTCACCAGATGCTGCTTTAACTTATTTTAGAAGCCCTAAAGCTTTACAACCTGATGGAAATAAGTATTATACTATATTAGGTTATTTTCTACCATTAATTACAAATAATAAACAACCTTCAAAAGAATTTATGGAAATTCTTGATATGAAAGAAGGAGATATTATTAATGATAGTTTTATTAATAAAAAACTTAGTAAACTTCCTAAACAATACCCATTAGATAGTCCTAAAGCTAAAGAAGCAGGAAAGGTAATACGAATATTATCTTGGGCCCAAAAAGTTAAAAAAAATCCCAAATCTATTGGAGAATTTTTTAAGAGTTTAGATCCAAAAATTAATATTCCTTGGGAAAAACGTGTACTTACTAAACCTGGTGAGAGAGGTAAAGCAGCATTTACTGCAGGATCAGGAATTACTCAAACCCCTGTTCCTAGTTCTCAAGCTCAAGATATATTACGAGGAGTAGGAGCTACCGGTAGCCCAGATTTAGCTGAAATAAAATTATTTAACATATATAAAAACTTACTTTTAGAGGCAACAATAACAACCTGGAAAGAACTTCCTGATTATGATGAAACTTCTGCTAAGAATAATTTAGGAGAATTAGTTCCTTTGTATGTTTATACTTGGGATGTTAATGGTATGGAAGCAATACAATATATATCTGGGATAGGTGATGATGGTTCTATAAATAAAGATAATCCTTATAAATCAAGTTGGGAAAAATTTGATACTAAATATCCTGTTCTTTGGAAGAAAGCAACAAATGATTTGGAATATCTTAAAAATAATAAAAAACCAAATAAATCTTCTAAATCAGATAAACCTACCCAACCCAGTGATGCCACTAAACCAGGCACATCTACTAAACCAAATTCCCCTACATCTTTTGATACTAAACAAGGTACAACAAAAAATCTTTCAGATATTAATAGAATAATTAAATCTATTAATAGTAATCAAACATTAAAAACTTCTTTAAATAAAATAGATACAGTTCAAGAATTTAAAGAATTAGTTTTAGCTATGTTATTAGATCTCCCATTTTATAAAGAAAAACAAACTCAATTAAAGACTATACTTAATAAAATTAAAGCTCGCGTCCAACCTAGAGAAAAAGGAAAATTTGTTAAAGTTGTAGAAGCCTCTACATTACCTGATGTAGTTAAAACCCAAAAAATAATAGATACTTATACCCAACTACAGGGTATATTACCTCAAATAAATTCTGAAGAAGAAGCAATTCAAATAATTATAAGAGCTATTATTCCTTTCCTAAATCCTAGAATAAAAGATTCAAAAATATTAGTACAAGCTATTACTAGGGCACAAGCTGAATTTGATAAGCAGTTAAAATCGTCTAATGACATAGATATAAAAGAACTTTTTGTAAAGATACTCAAAGAATATCTTAATAATATAAAACATGGATAATTTTAATTTAAAAAAATTCTTAGTAGAAAATAAATTAACTAAAAATAGTCAATTAAATGAATCGTATGTGGATCCGGAAACTACAAAAACTTTTAAAGAACTAGGTATATTTACATGGGATGATGTAACTAGTTTTATGGAAAATGAACCTATTATAAAAAAGTTTTTACCAAATATTGCAAATATAGGCTTAAGAACTTCTGGCAGACATTTCACAATTAAAAGAATAACAGAAAAAGCATTGATTGTTGAGTATGGGTATACTCAATTTGCTAGGGGTAAGTCTGGTCAAACCGGTGTTATCCCAAAATCAGTAATGACAATAAATCCAACTATGTCAAGGGTTGTTTATATGAACGGTGAGTATGCTAATGCAAGAATATTTGTTGAGGTGGCAGATTGGTTTGAGAAAAAAAATTATGAAATGTTTAATTAATTAATAAAATCACTTAAAGTAAAGCTTGGTTTTCCAAGCTTTCTTTTTTATATTAATGGTTATGGTAAATCAAACTCTAGTTGCACTAGTAAACTCTGTACTTGGTACTGGAAAGCTTACTGCTAGGGGCAATGCTGCTTATACTTGCCCTTTTTGCAAACACACCAAACCAAAACTTGAAATAAACTTTGATGAAGAATCAAAGAGCTATGAGAGTTGGCATTGTTGGGTTTGCGATAAGAAAGGTAAAAAGATACACCAAATGTTTAAGCTCATTGGTGTACCAGGAGAAAAACTTATAGAACTTAAATCTATAGTTAAAACATATTTTGCTATAGATGTTCCTAAACAAGAAGAAAAAGTAGAGCTACCAAAAGAATTTAAATCGCTACTTGACATCACACAACACGACATTATAGGAAGACATGCTTTAGCTTACCTCAAATCTAGAGGTATTACAAAAGACGATATTGTTAAGTACAATATGGGATATTGCGAAAAGGGAAGATATGCTAATCACATTATTATCCCATCCTACGATGCAAACGGCAATTTGAATTATTTTACTGCTAGAACATTCAACCAATCCAGCACTGTAAAATATAAAAACCCATCTACATCTCGCAACATAATACCATTTGAAATATTTATAAACTGGAATGTGCCTGTTATATTATGTGAAGGCCCGTTTGATGCTCTAGCAATTAAACGAAACGCAATACCATTACTTGGTAAAACAATACAATCTAGTTTAATGAAAAAACTTGTTACATCAGCTGTAGAAAAAATATATATAGCGTTAGACAAAGATGCACAAAAACAAGCATTAAACTTTTGCGAAAACTTGATAAAAGAAGGAAAAGAAGTATATCTTGTAGATTTACAAGACAAAGATCCTGCAGACATGGGATTTAAAAATTTTACCCATCTTATTCAGGAAACTTATCCTTTAACATTCTCTGATCTTTTAGAGAAAAAACTCCAACTAATATGATACTAAAACACTCGTATGACAGGATACTAGAAATATCCGATGACCATAAGCAAATTACAATGCCCGATTCCCGTTACTATAGACGTAACGGAGAATATTATCCATCTATCACTTATGTGTTACAATATTACCCAAAGGGTAAATATTTTGAAAATTGGCTTAAACAAGTAGGATATGCTTCAGAATATATAGTTAAAAAAGCATCCGAAGAAGGTACTCAAGTACACAATTTAGTTGAAAAATATCTAAACGGAGAAGAATTAAACTATCTATCCAAAAATGGAGATCCAATGTATGCTCCTGATGTTTGGCAAATGTTTTTACGATTTACAGAGTTTTGGGAAACATATAATCCTAAACTCATCGAAACCGAAGTTCATTTATTTTCAGATGAACTTAAAGTAGCAGGAACATGCGATTTGATTTGTGAAATAGATGGTAAATTATGGTTATTAGACGTTAAAACATCAAACCATATGCAAACCACCTACGAACTACAAACCGCAGTTTATGGTAAATGTTACGAAGAATGTTTTGGTAAAACTATAGAAAACTATGGAATACTGTGGTTAAAATCATCAAAACGCAAAGCTAACAAAGAAAAAATGCAAGGGAAGGGATGGGAAATAGTTACATCAGAAAGATCGCAGAGTGAGAATCTCCACATATTTATGATGGTAAAACAATTGTTTGATTTGGAGAACCCAAACGCGGAACCACAATTTGAACAATTTAAAACTATTGTAAAAAGAACAACATGAAAAAACAAATCCTATCCGAAGAATTTCAACGCATGCAAAAGCTTGCTGGTATTATTACTGAATCACAGTTAAATGAAAATGAAGAGGTTAATTTATTGCAATTTATTAAAGCTAATAAAAACGAAATAGCTAAAAAACTAAAAGCA